AGAGGAGACGAGAGGTGTAGTATCCTTAAAAAGTGGTGAATATACCGAATTCAAGTTTGTAGTCAAAGAGAGTCCAGGTGTAGATCTCGAATATAATGTCTTTATATTCTTCGTGGATTATTCACTTGCAGAACAACAATCTCAGGTGAAGAAGTTCTATGATGAGAAGCAAAAGACAAATCTAAAAAAGTTGTTGAATCAACCCATAAAGAAAACATATGACGAAAATGATTTTATGAATTATGAAACCCTCGAAGAGTTTAATACACGGAAAAGATGGAAACTTATTGTGGATAATGTGATTAAGAATCCACAATTTTACGCGTGTATAAGTTCTCACAATAGAAAAACCTTCTCTATTAAATAATGAAGTCCAAGGCTTACATTTTAATGCAGATTGAAGAACTATTGGAAAAGAACCGTGGTCTCTGTGAAGAAGAAATTGAAGAGTGGAAAGAAAATAACAAAGATAAGACAGTCTACGAACTGCTCACCTTTAAGAAACAATTGTCTCAGGGAAAAGAATTTTCAGATGTTTCTTGTATGAGATGGTTTAGAGAATAACGGTGTACTTCAAGTATGTTTAAGGCTTGGTGTGCATCTCAAAAATTTAACAATGCAACCAATCTATCACATGTGCTCATGGACGGTGGTGTCCTTTCTGTGCCATTTGATAAATTGAATGTCTTTTATGAACAGTATGTAGATGCTGTAAAGCGAGGTGAAAGACTTTACGTCGTCGAACAGAAGAGTGACACATATAACTTTTTTGTGGACATCGACTACAAGGATGAAAAATCCCTTGAAGTCGATGAAATTCGGAGTATTTGTAAAGTGATTTGTGACAAAGTGAAACGACACGGTGGAAAAGAGTGTCTCATTTCGATCTCACCACCGAAAGAATCTGGCACACTTGTAAAAACTGGTGTACATCTGAATTGGCCAGGTTTCGTAGTTGATCAGGTTTCAGCCTTGGCTCTCCGAGATCATATCCTTTTGGCTCTCTCTACCTTGAATAGTGGTACCGATTGGAACGAAATTATAGATCTAGCTGTTTATGGAAGCGCCAGTCGGAAGACAAAAGGGAGTGGATTTAGAATGCCCTGGTCCTACAAGAGAGCTAAACATAACCCTTGTGGTGGGCAGGGTTGTGAAAAGTGTGAAAAGGGGAGGGTGGACGAATTGGCGTATCTTCCGGTATTTCGATATGTCGTTGGTCCTCTCAGTACAATTATTCAAATCGATCAAACCCCAAGTGTTGAGATTCTTAAAATGTCAGCGGTTCGTACGGATATACCCCAAACGACACACGTAGAACCTCCATCAGTTGTGGTAAAAGAGGGTACGTTTTCGAACGAACAAACGAAGGATGAACTCCATGATGAAGAAACGAAAGGACTTATACAAGAATATGTTCGCAAACACTTGGAAGGTCAACAAAATTCGTACATCACCAAACTCTTCAAACATAAACAAACCTTCCTTGCCTCGACAAACTCAAAATATTGTGAAAACTTGAAGCGTGAACATGGATCCAATCATGTATGGTTTATCATCAGTGGAAATGAAATTATCCAGAAATGTTTTTGTAGGTGTGAGACACTTTGGGGAAGACGAGATGGGTTCTGCAAAGACTTTTGTGGGCGTAGACACCTTCTCACTCCAAACATTACTGATAAGCTATATCCCAAAAAAGAACAAATGAAGTACTGCCCAGAAATCAAGAAACGTATTGAAAAGCCTGCGATTGGGTATGGGGGTATCAAGAAACCCCTAGAAATGTTCATAACGAAAAATATGAAAGCCCCAGAAGGAACACAAGTCGTTAAGATTGAAAAAAATAAGACACACTTCATAGCTCTCACAAGCTCAAAATACTGTGAAACGATTCGGGGTGTACACGAAGATGTTTCGATGTCGTATATCATTAAAGGGAAGGAGATTACACAGAAGTGTCCAAAATGTAAACGAGGTACACCAAGAACACACGTCTTAAATACAGACATTGTAAAGGTACTTAAACAGTAATTTCTCTATATACCCAAAATGTACAAGACACGAACCGGGCGTCTGATAAAGAAACCTGTTACATTTCAACCAACTGAAACGGATCTAGTGGACGATTATGCCGTAGATGATCACGATACAGACTTTGATTCTGACCTTGACACAGAAGATGAAGAGGAATATACCTCAGATGAAGACGACGACGAAGACGAGATGGATGAAAATGGTAATCTCAAAGACTTCGTCGTGGATGATGAGAGTGAGTCAGAAGACGCTTAAAAAAAACAATGGTAAAATTAGAAATGGAGACTGACATTGGAAACCCAATTGATTATGACCCATCCGTTGATCCTTTAAATAATGAAAAGATGGATGACACTGTTCAGGAAGAACAGCAATATTACAACGACTACAATATGCAAGTTCCACATTCATTCCCTACTCCACCCCCTCCTCCATCACAGTCAGAGAAAAATGATTTTCTATCCAATATTGATAAGTCGACTTGGATTATAGCATTTGCGGTGTTCCTTCTAGGCTTTTTTATGGGGAAAACCATGCAGCCAGTGATCCTCCGGTACACTTGAATAGGCGACAAAAGTACCTATATCACCATAAATAGGTTTAATATTTCCCGACTCACCCATTTTGATGAGTTGAGTTGGGTATGTAGGAATGATAAACGCATCATCTGTATCCTCAATGAAACCAGCAGTCGTCGAAGCTTCTGGCTCTGAAACTGTTTTGCTTTTTAAATTATATTTCGGTTTAAAAAACAAAATAAAGAAAGCTCCTACAAGGAGTATCGTAATGACAATCCGGAACATTCCGTTTATTATATGTGAATATTTTTATCTAAAAACAATGGTACGTTATTTTTAGACAAAGGGTAATTAGGTGTTTTTTTTTTTGCTTAGACCGACTCCTCATCCTCCTTAATTTCCCCCATCTTTCCATTAGTCGAAGCCTCAGCCTCAGCCTCGCGCTTCTTCTGACGCTCCTCCATCTCCTTTGCGACGATCGCATCAGCTTCCTTGACAAGCTCTTCCATAGGAGTATCCGGCTTTTCCTTCTTGAGACGCTCGAGTACTTCGGCAGGGTGAGAAATAGGCGCCTCGTCAGGCTTGGTGTAAAACCTGGAGTTCTCATCACCAGCCGTGTAACCAATCTTCGTATCCATCATTCCCTGCTTACGTTCCTGGAACATACGAGCAGCCTGTGCCTGGTTCTCACGGTAACCGGTCATGATCTCCTCAAGCTTGTCGTTCGTGTAGTGAACATCCTCAATCTTGGAAGAATCTGGGGGGATGAGAAGCCACTTGTACATGTCTACGACGTAGATGTCGAAAGTGGGATCCTCCTTCTGAAGACGCTTTGCATGGTTAGCCGCCTCGTCACGAGTCCCGAACGCACCACGAATCTTGATACCAAACTTATCAGTCTTCTGGGGTGCATCTGGGCCGACGACGGAGAGGCAGGCAAAAATCTGACCAGGGACGGTAGTGTAATCTTGTTCAAGAGACATTATACTTATGTAAGTGTTTAAAACTTTAAGCTTCCTAAGTAAGGCTATTAAAAACACGAAACTATACTTAAATATGGAGGAGATTCGAAAGAATCACAACGATGCCAAGAGGAGTCTCATACAGAGTGTCGCCCGTGAGGGTCAACACATCCTCGATGTTGGTTGTGGTTTTGGTGGAGATCTTCAGAAATGGTCAAAGTGTGGTGTCAATATAAACATGTGTGATCCAGAACCAGATGCTCTTGAAGAGGCTCGGTCAAGGGCGAAAAATATGCACATGCGGGTGAATTTTTATGAGGGTGACATCCACAACTGTCCAAACAGAAAATTTGACATCGTGTGCTTCAATTTTTCACTTCATTACATCTTTGGGTCAAGAGGATTGTTTATGAGTTCAATCAGGGAAATCAAGAAGCGTGTGAAACCTGGTGGTCTTCTCATAGGTATCATACCAGATTCAGAAAAGATCATCTTCAAAACACCATACCAAGATGATACTGGTACCTTTTTCAAACTGAAAGAGCATGGAAATGGTGGCTTTGGTGAAAAATTGTTCGTACATCTGGCTGACACACCGTACTATGCAGAAGGACCGAAATCTGAACCAGTAGCATACAAGGATCACCTGGTCACTGGTTTGGAAGATTTGGGATTTAGATTACAACTTTGGGAGGGACTCTCAGGAAATCCCATCTCAGAATTGTATAGCAAATTTATCTTTGTCTATAACAGATGATAGCTCTGGCTTTACTTATTGTCATAAATCTTTTTATTCTCAAAATGACACGTGAACCGTCAGTCCTCGTGGAAGTGAGGCAACGATACAAGAAACTTCGCGATCACATCATCGAAACGAAGAATGAAAAGTACCAGATGCTCAC